ATGATGAATCATACAGCAAACGACCGTACTCCATACACCTATTTGATCAGGTTTCCATCGTTAAACCAACTCTATTACGGCGTTCGCTATGGTGCGAACTGTCATCCATCTGAACTTGGAGTCGGTTATAAATCAAGTTCAAATTTGGTAAAACATCTTTTAGAGCAACACTCGGATGCAATTTTTGTAGTTAGGAAAATCTTTGATGATGTAGATAAAGCAAAGAGGTGGGAAACTCGCGTCCTTACCAAGATGAATGCGGCAAAACACCCATCATTCTTAAACAAGCAAAACAACTGGCTGTACCCATTAGGTAATCAGGGAAAACAAAATCCAATGTATGGGTTACCAGGTACAATGCTTGGACGTAAGCATACTACAGAAACCATTAAGAAAATGAGTGAATCAAAGATTGGAAAAACTTGGAACACCGGTAAACATAACACAGAAGAGTCAAAACAAAAATGTCGCGATTCACAACTTGGTGCAAAGAGCCATCGATTCAAAGGCTATTATCACACTCCACACGGCATATTTGAATCCTCACGTCTCGCCGCCGCCCAAAATCTAAACTACAAACGCATTCAAGAATGGTGCTTAACTCCAGATAAGGTTGTCACGAAACGTCATCTTAAATGTGCATTTCTGAATGAGCAGCATCTTGGAAAGACATTTCGTGAACTTGGTTTTTGGTTTGAACCTCACTGATAGCTTTTTGCAAACTTACGAGCGAGACGCTCATGAACTCGGTATAGACCTTCGACTCGAATAGAACCAAGTCGTTTGAAGTGCACAATATCAGTGCTCGTTTTCAAAAGTGGTTCACACACGAAATCGACGATGATGACTTCGTCGTACCCAACTTCCTGCCTCCAATTTTCGAACAGAAGTCTGATCGCTGGTGCGTCAGCTGTCGAAACAGAGGCGATCTTTTGTTTCCCATTTGACAACATGATGGCGTTTACATCATGCGTGTTCTTAACTTCAGGGACGAGAAACAAACACCGCTTAGTAGGAGTTGACTGGTGTGCGGCTTTGATCAACGCATCAAATGAGCCATCATAAAACCGCATACCGACGACTGTCACATTTGACAGGTTACGGCTTTCCGCGACGCTTAAGAACTTCAGACCATCATCAAAAGCCGTATAAGCGTCGCTGTCGTCGGTTAGCCGCGATTGAAAGGGCTTGCACTCTTACCGCCAAAACCGCCTTTGTCGCCGTTCATCATCTTCATCATGAACATCATCTGCATCATGTTGCCCATGGAGCCAGAATCACCACCACCCATTTGGGACATGAGCATCATCGGCAACATCTTGTCCATGTCTTCACCCAGATCGCCACCACCCATCATGAGCATTGGCATCAGCATGCTCTGCATTTGCGACAAACCTTGATTGCCATTTGGCAGCAAAGTCATCAGTGAACGCAGTACCATCACACCGCTGTCGAAGCCGAGGATGCTGACCTTTGGCGGAGTCCAGGTGCTGCTGGTGCCGTCCAACGTCATGGTGCGGAACTTCTTGATGGGGGCCGCAGCTACAGCCGCTGCTGCGGCGGTCTTGGCGGTCTTGGCAGCTGGCTTGGGCACGTCGACAGTGCCAATCACAAAGCGAATGGCTTCACGCTTGCCGGTGTAGATGATGTCGCCAACGGTGATTTGATCAACGGGGGTGGATTGCGCGAAGGCAGGCATCGCAACACCAAACTCGTCCAGCAAGTTGATGCTCACACGAGCGTCATCACCTTCACCGTCAAGTGTGACGATGCCACCATCGGTTTGAATGCCGATCTTGCCGGTCATCAAGTCCCACACAACGCCATCGGCCTTGCGGAACATGCGATCCATGAATTTGTTGGCGCCTGGGAAATTGAAATTGTTCACGAGAGGTCTCCAGTAAGTAGGTAGGTTTACTGTAACCCAGCAACCAAAATTAGTGCTGAGTTACATTCAGGTTCAGGTCAGAGGTCCTTAGTACCGATCAAGGTCTCAATGATGCTGTGGTGGTCCTCAAACCACCGGTCACTGCGATTCAATGCTTCATCAATTGGCAGCCAGAATGCCTTAGCTGTCTCAACTTCAACTACACCACCAGTTTCTTCGAGTGGCGCATTTTGCCCCTTAACAAACGGCAAAGGCTTGGTGTCATCGAGGCGAATGAAGAACGCGTGAGTGATCGTGCGACCGCGCATTGAGCGATCAGGCGCGTCAAACACTTCCTTCTCGCGAATAGACCCCTTAAGGATTTCGATGGTGATGTCCTTTGCCTTTTTACCTTCAGCCAAGGAAATGCCCGTCTCCTCAATCAGTTCACGGATAACTGCGTCACTCAGCCGTTCATTCTGATTCAGAAATCCACCAGGCAAAGCCCAAAGGCCTTGACCAGGTTCCGCTCCTCGCACGACGACAAGTATATGACCAGACTGCACAACGACGGCATCGACCGTAGTGAAGATAGGTGGATACGGTGCAACCGACCAGGCCTCCTTATAGGCCTTATTCTGTCGATACCATGACACCAACCGGGTGTGTTCTGGTGTACCCATGAAATCGCACAGGTAATCGTAGGTGGTGGTTGGCAACATACCAATCATGTCGGCAGCTGCATCAGCTGAGACACACGCTGTATCAAACAGCAATTCACGAATGCGAGTGGCACGCAAATCGCCAGTGGCATTCAAATCACCAGTGCCGTCATGACGATAGGGGCTCACCAAGTCGAGTTTCCATTGCGGAAACGCACTAAGGTACCAAGTGCTATCATCGCGATCAGACCCAGTAAGATGCACTGTCGAGTTCCCAAACATCTTAGCGTCCACAAGAATACCATTAATGGTGGACTGCACCTCTCGAATCCACAACGCGTCGTTGTATGGATAATCGCGAAGTGGAGCGATCACAAGTTTGGTGTCAGCGTCAAGTCGCCCGCTGGCGACCTCATTACTGTACCACTTCTGAATGATAGCTCGGCGCTCATCGAAAATGAAAGGGTTCTTGAGTGAACGCGCAAGACCCGCTGACCCAAGCAACACGATGGCAAGCTTGGAAGTCTTGAGCGCACGTGTGAGAACATGCGCGTGACCATTATGGAATGGGTTAAAGCGTCCGATGTAAACGGAGACTTTTGCGTCTGTAGATTGTATTGCCATATCGAGCTCCTCGTTAGGGCGATTGTTGCGTTGAAGTCTATCTCCGTCGCTTGATGAATTATTTATCATTACGAAATGTCAATGGTCCCAACATTGGGACCATTGACTGGAATGTTAAAGGGCCCCTAAGTAGGGGCCCTTTAAACAGAGTGCTGAAGATTACTCGGCAGCTTCTTGACTGGCAACATCACCCATTGCGAAGACAGAAGACATCACAGGAACACGGCGGACCGTGGCACCACTGGAGGTCTTTGTGACTTCCATTTTTGCCTTGTGGTCGGCGGTGTCTGTGACTTCGGTACGTTTCGCCACGGTGGTCTTGCGACCAGTCGGCTTGCGACCAGCTGGTGCTCCTTCAGTAACGATTGTCAAAGCTTGAACACCACTTGCGCCAAGTACGGCGGACGCAGCGCGTGCTCGAGCAGAAGACACCGTTTCTGTGCCAGGCTTGTGATTGCCGCGGAACAGCTTAACTGGTGTGGCATCGCGAGAAGCCAAACGGTTACCGACAATACGACCAAGTTCAATGAGCTCCTTCTTGACAGATTTGAAGTTGCTATTGGGCTTGACAGATTGTGCAACCGCCACCAAACGCTGTTCATTCGGCAATGCAAAGTCAAGGTTCAGAAAGTTGTAGTTGCGAGGAGAATCGAAACCTTGAGTGCCAAGGTTGCCATCATTTGACACCTGAACTTCAACATCACGCCAAACTTCACCGTGGCCGGCAGGGCGATGATTTTTCCAGAAGCCGTCCATGAGTTCAGGAATAAAAACCTCCTGCATGAGAACGGCTTGAACAGCGGACGAAACAAAAAGAATTTTAGCCATGCTATACTGCACCTTTTAAAAATGTAACAAACCTAGTAGCGCTGCTCGTCATTTTGATCAGGATCAACGCGTTAATGCCATCATAACATTGTGAGGTGCAAGATCGATACGCATGGTCTGGATCGGGTTCATTACACTGTGCAGTGACATGGCGAGGGTGGCGCAGCAATCTGTTCAAGGTTGACGTAGGTTCATAATATCACAGGACGAAACAATGAAACACTTGTTCTAAAAATTATTCAGGTCGACACAAAATGAACCCTACTGTGACTTTATTGTCACAAATGTTACATGCAAAAGTGGGCGAATGAAACAGAGCTGGAGTACCTCTGCCTCATTCGCCCACACTGTCGGGATCATCACTTCCGACAGTTTAACTCGCTAAATATCGACTGGTTCAACGTCTTCAGTTAACATATGAAACATTTTGTCTACAAAACAACGTGCTCGGCCACTAGCAAATACTATATTGGGGTTCACTCAACTATTGACGAGAATGACGGGTACCTTGGAAGTGGAAGGTATCTTCGTCGGTCAATCAAGAAACACGGTGTTGAGAATCACTATCGAGAGATTATCAACTACTTTGAAAGTAGAACAGAAGCTGAACTCTTTGAAGCTGAAGTCGTCACCTGGGATCTGATTCGCACCGACACTCTTTGTATGAACTTGTCACCAGGCGGGAACGGGGGTGACAAATTATCGCAGCACCCAAATAAAGATTTCATCATCGCAAAGATCAATCGTAAGGGGGTGGCTAATGGAATGCACGGTAAGCACCATTCTGATAAATCGAAACTTCGTATATCTCAAAATAGAACTGGAATACCAGCATGGAATAAGGGACAAGCGCGATCTGAAGATGAGTCAAAAGCAATCTCGGAAGGTACTAAAAAGGCAATGGCAAAACCAGAAGTACGGGAAAAGTTTCTTCAAGCGGTAAAAGATAGTGCTAAGCGAAATACCGGCAAAATCACAATCTGGCTAAGAGGCGCAAAGCGGATTATTTGGCCAGAAGACTACACCCACGAACTAATAGAAGATGGGTGGGTGCGGTCTAAGGCCGAATCACTTGCGTGAGTTTCGCTTAATAGCGGCGAGGGCTGCTGGATGGACCTGCCAATCGATGCCCTCAATTGAGGTGGGGTCCACGTCCTTCCATTTTTCATGGAAATCATGTTCCACTTGCATGCGGCCAACATTCCGTGTGATGCACGAAACAAGATCACCAATTTCTTTTTGGTATTGGTTCTTGAAGGCGTATGTCACCAGCACATTATCGACCTTGATGGTCTGCACAGAACTTGATTGCCCCGGGTAAGTACCACTGTCGATCAGTGTCTTACGATACAGCTTGAAGCTGTCAAGGGCCGGGTGTTTCACCGGCACCAACTTAAAACCATTGGTCTTTTGGAGAATACCGACCGGCTTACCAGCCACGATGAACTCTGCATCGGCTTGACCAGCAAGCACGGAGTTCAGACCGTCTTTTTGGCTGGCGTAGAATCCTTGCCACTTGATGCCGGTCAGGGCCTTCAACACTTGGACTGTCACCCAAGTGCCGGAGCCTTCAGGGCCTTCAACCACCCGTTTTCCGGCAAGATCCGCCAACGAGTTGATCTTCGATCCATTCTTGGCGATGAGGTGAACTTCAACAGAAAAGAACGGAAACACCATCATGATGCGGTCCATCATCTTAGGGTCTTGCCCCTTCTGATAAACCAGCGCGTCAACTGGCACGATGCCGTACTGTGAGTTCTTGTCACCATAGACCTTGAACACATTGTCAAGGCCACCATCGGTGACGATGTTCTTGATGGGAGAAGTTGGCGTGCTGCAGACTTTCGCGATGTCGGCTGCCATCGGATGGTTAGTGCCGGTTGGCTGACCAGAAGCAATGCCAACGGGAGCCGCCCAGGAAGCAGTGGCGGTAATGGTCAGCGCGAAGAAAGCGAGTTTACGAATGGACTTCATGTTGTGGTCACTCCTGGAAGAAATGGTGTTCGATAAGGGTTTGGCGAGGAACACTAAACCATACTTTAGGGCGATTGTCGTCCCTCCCAAACTCAATGAGTTCCCGTTCATCCGGACAAATCACTGCGGCAGTGAAGTACCCATTGTTGACGAGACAAACTGGCAAGTGGGTTTCAGTGATTTCAGTGGGGCCTCGGGTAGGCGTGCCGTGTTCAGCAAGCCAGTCTTCTTTAGTGGACGAACGAGGATTGATGTACCATCCCATGTTTCTTCTCCTCAGCGACCAGCACCAAGAACAGCGCTCAACCCCGCATCACCGCTGGAGACGTTGTCGCGAGAAGTCTGCTCAGCAGGAGTGATGACTGCGGGGACCGGCGCGTCTTCACTTTGCTGAGCAGGGGCTGTAGCGGCTTCAACTTGGGCTTGAGCTGGTGGTGCGACTTGAACCGTGTCGGTAGCAGTTGTCTCTTGAGCAGCAGGCATCGGTTCAGGAATAAACTTCATCCCTGCAAATGCTGCAATGCTAACCGCAGCCATGATCAGAATCGCCTTTGGCACAGGCTTTAGGGCCATTTGTTTTCTCCAGTCAATGATGGTGTGACAGATTGAATTCTACTCAGATCGCTAAAATCAGGTTGAACGATATTCGGGTTCACCGCCGAAACACCGTAACACCGTCTTTATGGTGCTGCTCAATGAATAGATCTATGAGCGCCCAGGCGTCCTCTTCGGTTAAGAGTTTTGTTGCGTACAGAATTCCTAAAGATTTATCTCCTGTGGCAATGCGTTCGATCAACCCAGTTCGAAAAGCTCTTTTAAGATATTGCCCTTTGTAGCTTGCAAAATACGTATTTGCTAGTGGGTAATGTTCTACGGCAAAATCGTCATATTTGCCGCGCTTATGACGGTTAAACATCTTATAGATCCATGTAAACATATCACCTCACAAAGTAGCAAGCAAATCTTTAAGCTCAAGCACTGTCTGAAAGAATAGCGGGTGCCGCTGAATGTCATCCTTCCACGCAAGGCCACGGGCAGCCAAGTCAATCTTCTTGACAACTGTGGTGCCCGGCTTTTCACCCTCTTTACCAATCACCCAAATTTCATCTGCCAATGTAACTGCAGCCTCTAAATCATGTGTGGTAAAAATGACGGTGTTCAACTCGTGTGAAGTGCTTACTTTGCGCATGGTGTCAAACACGCGCTCTTTTGCAATCACATCCAAGCCGCTGAATGGTTCATCCATCAAGAGAAAGTGCGACGCGCAAAGGAGCTGCTGAATGATGGCAACTCGCTGGCGCTGCCCACCAGACAGCTCCATTGGGTACGCGTTCTTTTTGTCGCCAATGCCAAAGTGCTGAAGGAGTCGCTCGGCTTCATCTTTGGAGCCCGGTTTATTATGCGTAGCCAGCATAAGGTTGCTCCACACCGTGCGGTGATTCAGCAACGGATACGCCTGCTGCACCATCCCAATTTCACCAGCACTTACTTGGTTAGGGTGATCCACCAACCGAACGGAACCAGTCGTTGGTTGTTGCATGCCAGCAATACACCGGAAGAGTTGAGTTTTACCAGACCCAGATAGCCCTAACAGTGCTACCATCTGACCTTGCGAAATCCCAGTGCGAGTGATATTGTCAACACAAAGATTGACGTCGCGAAGGATAAGCTTGCTACCAAAAGACAAACTCAAGTTGTCAATAGTGAGTAGCCGTTCTTGCTTGGAGTAGTTCATCAATAGTCCTTAACAAGCACAAGAGCAATTTCTTGAATTTGCTCTTTACCCAGACGCGGAAGATTGACGTAGTGCTTTACGCCGTGAACGGTGTAGCGCACGCCATCTAGTTCGAAGGTATCACCTTTTCGAGGCAAGATGGAAAGTGTTACCACTTCACCATCATGTTTGTCAGTAGTGATGATAGAAACACGCATCATTGAACTCACGGTGTATAGAATCTGAACAATGGCTGGTAGTTCTCGTGGTACGCAGGCCGGTCGTACTCAACCTTCCATCCATTTTGTCTGAAGATGTCTTCAAAGTCTAACCACCGTGATTCAAAGTTTCCCTTTTGCGGATCTTCAAGATTGGGGTACATAAGGCTCTTGGCCCGCTGCTTAATTTCAGATTGCGTGATGGTGATGGTTCCCGTGCTGAAGTTTTCAACAATCAATTCGTTGACTGCGCGAATGACTTCGTCAGGGACCTTGAGTGCAGCCGCTTTGGCTTCAGATGGATTAATTGGTTTCACTGGTTACCTCCTGAGATGCCTTATGGAGAAACTTGTCGGGGTGTTGGTCTTCAAAGTGCGCGTCCCACGCGTAGAGTTCATCTGCATTCTTGAATGTGCGGGTGAATTCCTCAACGACGACAAGATCTGAATTCTTCACTTGATAATTTACCGTGATCATTTGTCACTCCGATTAAACTTAGTCCAAGGGCACATCACAGACCGGAGGTAGCTCAACCCCATATCCTGAATGATGCCGTATGCAAGGATAGTAAGCTGAATAGCGAACACTGCACTCAAATTGAAATACTTGTTTTGGTTAAGCAACAGCGCCCCGATGCCACCTTCACTTCGTACAAGACCTTCAACCATAGATAGGAGTGTCCAACCAACCGCGGCGTTCTGGCGAACGAGGTCCATCATATCTGCGCTTTTGCCACGAACGACGACTTCCCATGTCAAGCGCCATCCATTCAACCCCAATGAACGTGCATAATCAATGTCAGTTTGCGGAATGCTCTTTACTACGTCGATGGTGCTGCGCGTTAAGAAGACTGTCATACCGAAAGTGAGCAAGGCGAGCTTAAGCTGAGAGCCATTACTTGTCCATAAGGTGAACAAGAACGTGAGCCCTGCAAACCCAAGGAATCGCATGCTGGCAACAAACGTGCCTAATGGCTTAACAATATCGGCAGTAGTAAGTGCTGCAATTCCGATTGAGATGAAAGCGCTAAGAAACAGAGCTTTCCAGATCACAACAGTGGAGTTGAATAACTCAACCAGCAAACCTTGCTGGAGGGCCAGGGTGTTCCAGGAGGAGACGATTGAGAGCTGTGATGGGATACCTGTCGATTCTGGCGCAAGCGCCCAGAACACCATCAGTGTCGCCAGGGATATGGCCGATAGGAACTTGATCGAGAGCTTTCGACCAAGAGTGTAAGGTGAGAAGAGAGATTTGATCATTGATACCTCACGCATAATTCTCTTAGCAAAAAAGGGTGGTGACGAAAGTCCCACCCTTTTTCGAATTTGAAGAATTACTTCTTCAAGATTACTTCAACGCGGCGGTTCTTGGCTTTGCCGGCGGCCGTCACGTTATCTGCGACAGGCTGGGTATCACCGTATCCACGGACGATCACACGTTCAGCTGGGAAGTTCGATGGTGCGTTTTGCATCAGGAAGTTCTTCACAGCTTCGGCACGGGCTCGGCTCAGTGCGACGTTACTCTCAGGGTTGCCATCAGTGTCGGTGTGACCGTTGATTTGCACAGTCAGAGAAGTCACAGCTGCCTGGTCCAACAGTTCATTGAGCACTGGGATGGCGTTACGCTTGAAGGAAGTCTTGCCGCTATCAAATTCAATGGCGTAGGACTTTGCTGCAAACGTTTCAGACGCGGCACCTGTGAAGACCGGCTTTGCGGCTTGAGCCATGTTGGTAGACGAGCTCAGCAATGCTTGAACGTAGGTCTTATCAACCGCTTGTTCGACTGGTACCAGCTTACCACCGCTGATCGCATCAGGGAAGTACTGCAGTGCAATGTTGCCATACACGTTGTAGACCTTCTTGTACAAATCATCAGCACCGTTCAGACCGAAGAGGAACGCAGCGTCAGCCAGACCGTTTGTTGTAGACCCACCCAGTTCGATGGTCTTACCATTGGGGCCGACTTCAGAAGTACCGCGGAACATCGAGGCCCAGTACGAAGCATCACCTTCATTGTTCACCTTAGCTTGCTCAGCAGCAGCAACCATCAGGGCTTGAGCATCAGAGCGAACCTTTTCACCACCTTCAAAGATTGCAGCAAGGAACGCTTTGGTAGCTTCTGGGTTTGCGGCCATCCATTGTTTGTTGCCGATCACAGCGGTTGGCATTTGCCATGCGTATTCCTTGGTAGAACCAATCACACGGATGCTCTTGCCCAGCTTCTTCAGCTCGTAGAAGACCTTGCTGTCACCAGGGGTCCAGGTGGCCGTGCCAGTCACACAGACTGTCTTAGTGCCGCCGCCCACAACCTTGCGCTCTTCACAAGCTCCGCCACCTTGGAAGTTCGACTTGGCGCTTGCAATGAACTTCTCATCAGCTTCAACGAAGGAACCAGTGCCCATGAAGTTCATGGCGTTCGGGTCATAGGTCTTCGGATCAGCGTTCACCGGGATGTTGTTGTCGGCCGCGTACTTCACACAGATGTTGATGTCGCCGTCACCAAGGTAACCAGCGATCAACGAACCACGAGGTTGAACCGTGTCAGAGATGATGCACTTGTCTTCGCCACGGCTATAGCCGATGCCAGCGATCATGGCCGCTTCTTGACCAAAAGGTTTCAGCGCAGCGTTCAGACCGGTGATGTAGGCTGGCAGACCATCACCCATGATGATGGTGAAGTGCGAGCCAGTGTTGTTGTCTTTGGCAAAGGCTGCCATGTCAGCGATGAGCTTGGCGTAGTCGTCTTCACGTGTGACGCTGACGTTCAGGCCACGAGCTTTGAAAAGGCCAGCTGCGTTTGCGTACTGCAGACCAGAGGTGCCGTTCCAAGGAATGGACTTGACACGAATGGATTCACCATGACCCTGCGCTGTAATCGACGTCGTGGCCACTGGAGCCGCAACACCACCTGCTGCAGGCAGATTGATGGCTTCAGGAACGCTGACCTCAATGGTTGGTTTTTGCGACAAATAACCCTTGTCAAACAGCGCGGTGAAACCAAAGTAACCACCAACCACCACTGCGGTAATCAGCATCAACTTCGGTGCAGTCTTCAATTTCATATAAACTCCAGAAACGTTATGAACGTAAGAAATTCTACTGGAACCTGAGTGTTTAGTAAACCTGAACACTCAGGTTCAGCAATGCTTAGATGAGCTTGCTGTAGTCAACTTGCTGAGCAGCTGGAACCGTGATGCCCAAGTTGATAGTGCTCGTGTTGGTAACGTGTTCCAGCATGGCTTGTTTCTGGCTGCCAAGCAAAATGCTGTCGGCTTTCTGCTCCCACTCCTGCAGCTTCTTCATGGCTTCAGCTTCATAGACACCATTCTGAATGTCCAGACCTTCAACGAAGCCCTTGCTGTTTTCGATGAAGCTGTCAATCTCACCCATCTTCATACCGAAGTCTTCAACCACAAACTCCATGGCTTGGTCGAACAGTTCCTTCTGGTCCGTACCACCCATCAAGATGGACTTGGCGGCCTTCATGGCGCTGTGCGATTCAAGAATCATCTTGCGCTCAATTTCACGAGCCTTGACTTCATTGCGAAGATCGTCAATCACAGTGCCAGTGACTTCGTAGTACTTGTTCAGCGCACGAAGGTGAACATCCATTTGGAGCTTGAGAGGGCCAAGCGATTCTTTGTTCAGTTTTTCAAGGCGACCGGCCTGTCGGCTGTTCACACTGAACACTCCACCATTACCCTTATCATGAGCAACCTTGGCGCGGGCCATGGCCGTTTCATACTCGCTGGCGTTTTGGTTAATCTGTCGCTCCAATACCGTCAGTTGACCCTTCAAGCGATCACGGCTTGTGGCCATGATTTCACGCTTCTTGATCAGATCTTCGATGTAGTTCTTCATGATACCAATGGGATCAATTTCAACAATGATCCCAGTGACCTTGCGCATACCGCTCTTAAAGATGTATGACACCAAGGTTTGCACCTTCTTGTTGGTGATCAGGAACAACAGAGCACCAAGCACCAAAGCGAGGCATACTGCGGCGATGGTCTGGCCAAGCAGAGCAACAAGACCTGTCATGAACGCCAACAGCGCTGGAAGTGCGGCCCAGAGGCCAACACCGCCAAGTGCCAAGGCAATCATACCTGTTGTACCTTCTGGGCGTTCCCAGAATGATTTAGTTTTGTTTGTATCTTCAGAAATCATGATGAGTGTCTCCTTTAGGCGAGCGCGGATTGGATAATGGACTTCTGACCTTCAAGTTCGCTCTTGACGACTGTGAGGGCAGTTTCGAATTGTTGCTTTGCTGTGTTGAAACGAGTAGTCTCAACGGTGATTTCGGCAATGAGCTCGGCTTTGCGGGCAGACTTTTGTGCAATCACATCATTCAGCGCCGAAATTTGACGAGACAACGTTTCAATCTGAGATTGCGCACCTTGAATGCTCGGATCAATAGTGTCGAGCTCAGACTGTCGCGAGCCGATTTCGCGCTTCATTGCATCTTCAGCCTGTCGCGCGAACTGCATGCGCTGGCTCTCGAGATCTGCAGCGTGCACATCGATTGCACCCAAGATTTCCTTCAGCCCACGGCCCTCCATCGTTGCAAAGGCTGCCTTCAAACGCATGTTTGAGTCAGGAATCACATTTGCAAGTTTGTCGGCTGTAATAAGCAGTGCAGTGAATGCCGAGCTTCGAGCTTTAATTGCGTTGCGCAGCGCCAACACGAACTGATCATCAACAACTGGAGCTTGGATCGGCGCTCCATTCTGGGGCGCAGCCTGGGCTGCGGCTGTTTGAGCTGGCTTGGGAGTCTGAGGATTGTCTTCCTGAATGACGAAGCCTTTAATTTTTTCCCACATGATATGTTCCTGTTTAAGTGATTAGTTTGCGGGGCGAAGCTGAATACCGGTGTCGCGCTTTGTTTCAAAGGTCTGACGAGCCTTCTCCGTTGTCACGATGACGTACTTGGAGAGGTCAATCTTTGGGTAACCAGCAAGGCTCAGAAAGATAGACTTTGGAAAAGTTCCAAGCGATGTTTCATACGAACGACGTTGGTCAATCATTTCGCGCTGTGCAATTTCAAACTTGCCACGGAACGCGACGATTTGCTGCTGAATGGCCTTGTACATCGATTGGTCAATGGGAATTTGACGCTCATTCAGCCATTGAAACGTTGCCTGCGATCCGTTCGGGCCGTATCGGCCTTGAATGTCGGCCTTCACAATTTCAAGCAGATCGCTCTTGTACATTGCTGGCACTTGAGCAATTTCCATGATGGCCTGCGTGCCATTAGCGTAGATGTTTTCGTTGTCTTCCATCTTTGCCTTCAGCGCGACTTCCGTGCGATTGCCGAAGTTTGCAGCGCTGATGTAGGAAAAGAACAAAACTGCACTGAACAAAACAAGCCCAACGATCGCAATGATGTTGACGCTGCCGCGCTGATATTTCATGAGATTTCTCCAGAGTGATAATTGCATTTGGATTGTAGTGTTTCGGCCGCGCACTGAACACTTACTTTTTTGGGTTCAGATTAGCTCTCAAGCTCTTCAGCAAGTTTGAGAGTAGACGCAATAACTTTTTTGTTCTGGAGAAGTTGTCTCTCCGTCATAGCCACGACTACTACATCAGCATCCGGGAGCTTTTCATATTCGCGTAGGGCTAGCTCAATTTCATTAGCACCATATTCAAGCTCACGCACTCTCTCGCGCAGGTCTGCTGCTTGTTTTTTGCGGTGCGCCCCAAGCATGTCAAGAATAGTTGCGCCTTTGTTCATGAAGAATTTTTTGATAACTGCAAACATTTATCGCTCCCACTTTCTCATAAACTGTTTGTATGCCGCCTGAAGCTTACCGTTGAATCCGAGAGCCAATGCTCCATATACACCAATAAGAAATACAGACAAAGTCCAAAGGGCCCACGTCGGTGGCGCAATTTCCTCGCTAAGATATTCAAATTCGCGCATGCGGCGTCGCTCAAAGTTCTTCGTGATTTGATGTTGAACTGCGGTCAAGATCTGCTTTCGTTCAATGATGTTCATGTCGCGGATACGGTCAATCAATTCGACCTTAAACAGTTCATTTTTCGTCCAACTGATTACGTCAACAAACTCAATGCGTTGCCCATCAAGCGAACCAATTACAAGAACAACGTCGTTCTTGTTAGCGCCTTCCCAATGCTCACGCAATGCATACGCATACTGTGGGTCATCTGTTTTAGCAATCACTACGATCAAGTTCACTTGTTTTGCAAAACCGAGATCGATCAGGGAGGTGCTAATGTCTTCATTCCATTGGGCGGCGTCAGTGAATGCAAAACCTGGAGACACAAAACGATTAATCTTGTAGAAGTCATAGACATCAGTTGGGTACGGCGCCAACAAATGAGCGAACTGATGCTTTATGCGACCGTCAATTGGCGCAAATAGAGATTCTGGAACAGCTTGAACATAGTTGGTATAGCCAGATCGCTTCGCAACAGGATCACCGTTCTTGATTATCGTATACCGGTGCGGATCTGGTGTCTCATAGACGGACCGAGATAGACGGTCTTCAGAGTCAATTCGGAACTCGCCAAGCGTGGTTTGACAATCCCACTTCACAGTGTAATGAGTGCGATAGCATGTGTCGCACTCTGTGTACGACTCAGTATGCTGATTTTCACCACTACCAACGGTACGTGTCTGCGGTCGACAATTGCAATCATATGATTCTTCATAGGTGCCATGTGCTCGCGTTTTCCCAGTCACCTTACCGTTCAGAATTTCAACGTCATACGTAGCACTAGCACTTGCCGTGGCAAACACGATCGCAACAAAAATTGTGCCGCCAGCAAATGATACTAGCGGCAGAATGAAGCCTTGATCTCGGTTCTGGATGTAAATGAACACCGACCCAATGATTGGAATGATCAGCAAAAGAAAGAAAAGAATGCTCACGATGTATCCTTACCCAAGGTCAAAGAGGATATCGCCACGCCCCCTTAAGAGCTTCGGCCGCAGGTAAAGCAGTTTGCCAGAATCCTTGAGATGCGCCGCAATCTTCATTGAAGAGTCTCCCAAAGGCGTTCAACGCACAGCATACTGAAATTGTCTGGGTGACATGGGTGCTCTCCAGACAAGTTACCATGTTCTGTCCAGATTTTAGTGGTCGTGCATTCCGTCGCCCACAGCCCGTAAGTGTTGCGAATGTGCCGGCCAAGACCGTGATGGAGCAGTATCAGCTCCTCACGTTTGTAAGCGCGCAGAACCGAGAGCCCTTCTTCAGTGAAGTTCACTTTCAGATTTTGAACAATTCTGTTGACTTCATTGTTAACAACTGACGCTTGTTCAGCTGTCAATTCAAAGAGGGAGATGGTGGAGATGGTGGAGGCGATGGTCATAAGAAATTGTATGACTATCGCCTCCCTTCAGGTTCCTGATAATTCAGGTTAGCGCATTACCCTACTTCGCGACCAAGCTTTTTGTCGATAGCAACAATTTTCTTAGCGATAGCCAAGCGCTCTTGCGTATCAAACTCTCGACCCGCTTGTGTTTTGGAGATGGGGCGCAGCCCCAAGTCCTCAAGCTGACGTACCAACCGCAGTCGCTTTGCGATTAGCTTATCGCGTTCTGGGCCTTCTGGCAAACGCCCCTGTTGAGCATCAGCAAGCCACGTCATAGTTAGTCCTTTTCTTTAGCGAGAAACACATTAGAAATTGCCTTGAAGGAGAATTGCCCATCCATACGCTTGAACACCAAACCCTCACGTACGGGGTGTTTGATAGACGGACCTTCAGCAAAGTTCAGCAGATCTTCAATGGAGTTCAAGTTCAACTCGCCCAGCTTCACGATTGGATCAATCACTGGCACATGTTCAATGTTCGCACCCAACTCTTTGAGTCGATTGAAGACGTTAGTGCGAAGGAACGGAGGGTAGTAATGCCTCTGGTCAATATCGTAAATGTCAAATACGAAGAACTTGAAATCCTTGAACTGTTCGCGGTTGCCCTGAATGTTCGGCCCCATCAGTTCACCTTGCACCGCGATAGAGTGGCCAGTTTCCAGTACGTACGCTTCAATTGCTTTGCGAAGGCCGCTATTAACGAAGGTAGACACGAATGTGTTTGACGCATTTTCTTCGTTGATCTTCAGCTGCAGATTGCGCGAGCAAACACCGTCTTCATAGACCATTGTTGCCACACCTTCAACTCTGGAATTAACCAGACGACCGAAGGCAGTCATAGAACTGCCGTCTAACTTCATCGTGATTTCATACACATCATCAGGCGATGCTGTAGCCTTCAGAACTTTGACGTACGAACCGTTTTCAAGTTGCACCAACTCGCCCTTCGCAGCCATTACATCACGAGCCTCTTGAGGAATCAGCGTTACATCAAATGGAACACGCACGTCCTCATAGCCAAAGATTTGGGCCTTAAGGTTCTGGCAGCGCTCTTGGTCAGTCTTCTGCATGAAGAGCGGAAACAGGCCTTCAGCTTGACCTGCCAGTTCAGCTGGTAGCGGAACTTCATACTTCTTAACACCCAACAGCGCGCTAAAGTCAATATCTCGAATAGCAAGATGTTTTTGTTGTTCGCAGATGCTAGCGATGACCGCGCCCGTTGTGTCATCAAAGGTCTCATATTCTGGCTGACCATTTACGATAAGATCAACGTATTCAACTGCGCGTAGTGGTAGTACCAGTCCTTGGCTAACTTGCCCACCCATCTTGATGGTGCGCAGCTTATGACCTTTCTGGCCCTCAAACGTACGTGAGCTCTTGTCCACCAAGAACTGCCATGCTGGATTACCATCAGGAAGGAAACTATCAATTTCAAAATACACGCACGGGTCGCCGACTTTGAATTCACCTTTCTTGACGACCACCTTCCACCCTTCGATGGTGGCTACTTCAATGAGATCCTTACCCTCAATAGGGTCAAGGGCATCGATGGTGCGAACAGTGACAAGCTTACGCTTGTTGATAGCTTCGGCAACTTGAGCCATGAGCTCATGAGTGCCATGAACGATAGTGACATTCGTCTCTTGCATGAAAAACTCCTTGTGTTACGTACATCATTGTACGTAACACAAGGAGTTAGGAACGAACTATCGAAGGATCAGGTCAAACCATCATATGCAAGTATCCCACATCAAATGTGTACGGGGTCAAAGTATTCTCCATCGCAAATGCGACTTGTTCGCGGCGGCGCCTTACTGCTTCTTCATGCTCGCGGCGGCGCCTTACTGCTTCTTCATGCTCGCGCTTCATCTTTTCATGGTGCACTTTCCCCTTAGCTGCCCGGCTCTGGCAGATTAAATGTGGGTTTTTTGCCATAAATGCAAGATCACGCTTGTTCATGTCGCTGCCGCGTTGACTGTTGCAAATCTCGCATCCTGGCCGAAGATTCTCCACAACATCCATACCCCCATAACTTTTAGGGATGATGTGGTCGCGTGTCATCAATACCAGCCGAGAAATCTGATATGGGTGCTTCTTCGATGGAGGCAGAACTCGCGACGCATAGAGGTTCAACACCGGCTTTGACTTTTTGTCATTCATTCCGAGCGATGCCACCCACCGATCGGCAACACACCTGCACTTCCAGCACTTGATAACTTGACCACGCAAAGAATTGTACAACTCAATACCGGAAGCAAGGCTTACTTCTTTCCCACCAACAACACGACTATGCTTCGGTAAATCAGCGACGGCAAAGCCTTCCTCAAGGCTAAGTTCTTTAAAGAAGATCTGGGTCATGGTTGTGTCTCCACCAAACGACATCTGAAAGATTCAACATACGAGGAATCCTCAGCGAACGTGAAGCACATGTAACCGGTGACAGGGTGGAGTGTTGTGCCTGTAATAGTGCCAATCTGTGCACCGGACTTGAACGGCTTCCAGCTCTTCTTGTGAACTCGCCGCCCGATCCACGTCTTCCACACATCGTCTTTTTGCTTGATATTTGGTTTCATGCTATTTGTCACCTAATGCCTGTAATTTTGCGCGCTTACGGCAATGTTCGAACACCAACATCGACTGTCACTTCGACTAATTCAACATCCCATGACTCGAATTTGAGGAGAGCACACCGATTGCACCTGGGATACCCTGCCTCATTAACAAGTGAGTTTGATGGATTCTCATCACTACAGCTCGTGCGCCCATGCTCAACGAATGACAAGAGGACGTCTTTGAAAGTCATGCCGGCTGGCACTTCTTGGAAAAGTTTGGTATTCTTTTCGGCTCGAGCTTTACGCTCGTCTTCAACGAGAGCTAGTTTGCGGCGCAGTGACTCAGCCGCAAACTCTTTGCTGAGCGCATTGAAATCTTGCTGTGACAGGTTCGTCAAGTCCATGGCGTTGCACCTTGGTTGTTGCTAAAGTAAGTGCATAGTAACACACCTTCGCACAAGAACCTGTAACAGGTGTTACGTCATTGAATCAACCCGAGTTCAGTTGCTCTGGCTTTAACTCTTAGATACAGAAGAAGAGCAAACGCCCGGGCATGACATTCACTTGACATATCTGGAGTTGAAATTTCTTCGGCAGCTATCTTAAACCGCGACACCCACAGCAAGTACATATGATAAGGGTACTTATCAGTATTACTCGGAATCCAAAGGTTGACAACATTCGGTGATTCACTTAACCGGGGTGGATCTTGGTCTTTATGAATCACTACGGCTGGTGCGTCAGCTGGCATCGTATGTTTATTAGTCACAGCTCGATAAATTTTGGCTCAACCTTATAGGAATTGTACAAGTGGTCCGTATCATGCCTAAACTCACCAGCGTAACCACGTGGGTGACACACGATTCGAGAATTGAATAACTTCCGATCACAAGTGTCGTGAGTATGCCCGTGAATCCAAATGTCAGGTGCGTGATCTGAGGATAAGATCGCATCACCATTGAAGGCGAAACCTCCATCAATAGCGTGACCAAATCTTGGGTGACACAATCTGTATGACGGCAAGTGGTGTGTTACCACAACGTTGAATGCACCCTCAGGAGAATTACTAAGAGCACTCTCGATATCCTCACGCATTTTACGATTAAGCTGGATCATAGCTGGGACGGTGAATGCTGATCCATTCCGGCTAATCAGATAAAAGTCATTGAGGGACTGACCAACTAAAGCTTGATCGTACGCGGTCATACCACCGTCAGCCCAGCCAGTGCCAAAGATAAACCGAATGCCATCTACCTGTCGAATTTGAACATCGTCCAAGGCGTACGACGTA